TCGGCTTCACAGTGCCAACTCGATCCAGCCCACGTCACCATGTCGCCTGGTTCGTAGGCTTTACCTTCAACGTAGACCCCACGCCCGATCTGGACCGGGAACCGTGCGCGGCCGATTTCCTTGATCCGATCGCCTCGCTGCGCCTTGATCGTGAAGCTTCGATCGTCGTTCTGTTCCGCGATCAGGTCGTCGAACCCGAGGCCGTCGGCGCCGTCTTTCCCGTTGACGCCGTTCGCGCCGTCCTTGCCGTCGGACCCAGCAGGACCAGCCACCGGCGCCCGAACCTCGAGCACGGCGATCCGTTCACTCAGGCCGGCGATCTGTTTCGTCAGCGGCTCGGTGCGGTCCCGCAGGGAGAGCTCGATCTCGGCCGGCGTGGGCGCGACAGGCGCGGTCACGGTCGACACCGCGACCGGCTCTGGCTTGCCTTCGACGGTCGTCAGGCGGTGACCGAGGCCGTCGACCTGCTTCATCAGCGGCTCGAGCAGGTTCCGAACCTGGAGCTCGACGTCGGAGCGCGAGATCGCGTCTCCTGTCACCGGCGGCGCCGCGGCCTTGACTTCGACCACCGTGACACGGTCGCGGAGCGTCGTCAGGTCCTCGACGCGGGCCTGCAGGTCGGCGGTCCGCTGCTCTGAAGCCGCCAGCCGCTCGAGCACGGGCGTAAGCGCGGACTTGACGGTCATCACGACCAGATCCGCGAACGCTTCCGGGTTATGAGGCATATAGGCCAACCTCGATACCCTTCCGGCGAATCGCGGTGAACGCGGCCGCCATGTCCATTTCGTCCTCGTCGTCGTCGGCTGGTTCGGCCGTCAGCGCCGGCGCGGGCGCGGGTGTCGGCTTTGAGAACGGCTTGTCCGCGTCCCGCTGCGCGAGCGCTTCTAGGCTGTAGTACTGCTGCTGCAGGTACGGCGAGCCGCCGCCCTTCACCCTGCCGAGCCCGTAGAACCGTTTGCGTGCTTCGTCCGGTGACATACCGCCCGATCCGATACCGTCGGCCGCGGCCTTGTTCCTGGCCGCGATGTCCATCCAGTAGAGGTCGTCGATGTCGAACTCGGTCCCGTATTGCGTGCCGTCGATCTTCTGCAGCAGGCCAAGCCCTTCGTCGAGGCAGACTTCGAAGTTCGTCGTCAAGCTCTGGATGCACTGCGCGTAGTACTGCTGAATCAGTGGCTCGACGTTGGCGTACGGCGGCGGCGGTCCGATGCCGACCATATACGGCGGAACGTGGAAGCAGGTGCAGACCGTCTCGCCGGTCCAGTGCAACTGATCGATCAGCTGCATGTCGACGGCGTTGTACGACATCTGCTCGTACTTCAGACCGTCACTGAGCACCGCGACCTTCCCGACGTTGTCGCCCGAGAACTTCTCTTCCCACTGCTCTTTCATCCGAGCCGCGGTCTCGTCGCTGATCGCGCCTGGCGCAATAAGCACGCCGCCGGGAATGGACCCGTTCGAGAACACCTTGTTGGAATTGGCCTGAATCGACAGGCCCTGCATCGCTGCCAGACCGCACGCGTAGATCGGCGACAGCCCGACCAGCGGGTGATACAGCGACACCATCGTGTCGTGGATGATCTCGGACGCTGGAACCGTGACGGCCTCTTTCGGCAGCCCGGAGAGATCGTCCCGCTTCAACTCGTAGAACACCGAGCCGTCCTGCGCGACCATCGGCGTCACGCGCGTCGGATCAAGCACGTAGAGCGCCACGACGACACCGCGACGGTCGCGCTCTTTCAGCGCGTAGGTGTTGCCGTGAATCAGCTTAGAGACGATCCACTGCTCGATGAACTTGACCCGAGTCTGGTAGCGATTCGGCTTTCTCAGTAGCGGCGAGAACGCCGGCGACGTCGCCTCGGTCCAGATGCCATCCGCATCCTGGCTCACAAGTCGAAGCGCCAGCTTCGCGATGTCGGCGGCGATCAAGGTGACACAGGCGAACACGGCGCTGTACGTCAGCACCGTGTCCATCCTGACCTCCTCGTTCCGCTGCCACGCACCCATGAAGGGTTCTCGGATGACAGACCACCAGCCACCGCGACCGCTGAGCGGTTGCAATTGGGGCTGCGCCTTCACGTGGAGGGCGAGATCTTTCGTCCGGCCGAACGTCCAGGGGCCGATCTGCACGCGCTTACTTCTTGGCCTTTCCGGTCTTCGACGCGCGGGATGTGCGGGACGTCGCCGGCGTCTTCGGCTTCAGGAGGACGCTCGGATCCACCACGGCGTCGGGATTCAGATCCTGCGCGCGCGGCGGCTCCTGGTTGTACTCCTGCGGGAACCCGACGCGGGCATCACCCTTGTCGGCTTTCGGCTGTTCGATCCCCATCGGCTTCACTGGCGCCATGTCGTGTCTCCTTGTGCTTGGGTTTGCTCTTTGGAGGATTCAGATGGACGAATCCCGCCTGGATCATCGCGTCCAGCATCACGGGCGAACAGCTCTCCGGTGAGACCCGAATGGTCTCGCCGTTAAACGGTGACCGCAGAACGATGGGGTCTGAAGGTGTGCTGTCCAATGTGCCCGATCTCCTTCGACAGATCGTGGTCGATGTAAATGCGCTGGCCGGCTTCCCGAAGACGCCGGCAGAACACCGCGTCGTGCCCGACTTCCTCGGTGCCGTTCCACTCGTGGCGGAACCACGGCTTCTCCAGGAGGTCCACCACGTCGGTCCGCATCAGCATCACCGCGAGGCCGCACGCATCGACTTCCTCGAGCCCGGTGGACTTCTCCGCGGTCTTGATCCGCTGCCCGTCCCGGATCGCGGTGAACCGAATCGGGTAATGCCGCATCACGGCGTTGGTTGCGACGATCGGACGATTGTGCTGGGCGAGTCGAATCGCGGCGTCTTTCGGGAACGCCATATCCGTCTCCAGCCAGAGGACATGGGTTGCGCGCCAGTGCGTGATCACGTCTTCGAGGACGCGCTCTTGCCCAGCGTGAATGTATGAGGCCGCCACGAAATGAATCGTGACGGCCTCGAATGGGCCGAACTCCAGCGTGAACGCGTAGAGCTCGGCCAGGTCCACGGCGAACGAGGCCGGCACCAGATCGCGCGTCGGTGCAGCGATTGCCAGCCTCATGGCTTACGCGCCCGTGTACGCCGCGGCGCTGATGTAGGTGACCGCCGCCGCCCGCGCCTTCGTCCACGAGATAAACCGCTCCGCTCGCAGACCGACCAAATTCCGCTGCCAGAGGCTGACAAGAATGGTCGATGCCGTCGAGGGATTGTCCGGCGCGGAGTCCATCTGAAGCGACGCCTCGCGGCTCGCGTCGATGTTCACCCCACCCTCGTCTGCGAACAGAATCGAAGGCGTATGCACGAGAATCACACGGGTGCTGACGACGTTCGTCACCCTGGCGCGAAGGCCCATAATGATCGACCCGGTCTGTCCGGTGAACCCAGGGAAGAGCGGCTGACCGAGCGCGTTCAGCGCATTGGCGAGCGCGAACGCATTCGACTCATTCATCCAGATTTCTGATTCGGACAGCGACAGTTCAGCCGCCGTGAATGTCTGGATGCGCGCCACGATGTCGGCGCGTGCCGCGGCGGCGGTCGCGCCTGATGCCGCCGCTGTCGGAGCACCGTTAGTAATCGAGGCTGGGTTGACGTTCGCGACCGCTGCCACGGTCGGGTCCTGCAGTTGGCCGTCCAGGAACTGCTTCATGCCGGCGATCATTTCGTTTCGCACGGTCTGCTCGGCTGAAGGCGTGGAGAGCCGAACCAACTCCTCAGTGAGGACGATGATCCCTGACGCCTTCGCAAAACCGACCGAGACGGTTGCGAACGTGGCCGACGTCACCGGCTTAGCATTGCCCTGACCGACCCACGAGTAGGTGCCGCCGCCCGTCTGTGCGGGAACGCTGACGTTGAAGGGCACTGAGCGAAACCCTTGCACGCTGTCAATGAGCGTCGTGGGGCGCAGAAGCTCCAGAAACTCATTCACCATCGGTTGCACGACAGCCAGTGGACCAGCCCATGTAGCGTCTGTGGTGGTGCCGGCCGCGACTGCTGCCTTGGACTCCCACGAGAGAGAGGCGCGCACCATCGTCTCGACTTCGGGCGTGTCGGACCAAGACTTGGCCCTCTCGATCGCGCGATACGAGTCGCCCTTCGCCGAAGCTAGGGCCATCGCGTAGCGGGTGAACGCCGTGCCCTTGGGGAGCATCGACTTCACCTGAACGACCGGTGCGGTGACCGTGCCGCCGCGCAGATCCGACGCCGTCGCAGACGACGCGGTCGCGGTGATCGCGGTGGCGCCGGCGATGTTCATCTTCTCCAACTTCTTCAGCCGGGGGAGATGCTCGTCGATGCTCTCGACTTCGCGCTCGAGCGTGGTGTATTCCTCGCGCTGCGTCTCGTCCAGGGTGGACCCTTCGGACTTGAGCATCAGCCCGTTCATGGCGGCGACGTTGGCCGCGCGCTTGGCCTCGAAGGAGGCGATCTGTTCTTGGGTAGTCATGGGCTTCTTCGCGGCCTTTACCGCGCTGACGATGGGGAGCGTGCCCGTATCGCCGGGCGTGTGAAGGCCAGTCGCGGCCAGGTCGAACTCTTTGACAGCCGTGATCGTCGCGGCCGAATTCATGGGAACCGTGACGGCAGAGGTTTCGCCCCACAGCCATCGCTTGTGGCGGACGTTCCGAGTGCCTGGAATGGGCTCTGACTCGCGTGGTTGCCAGCCAATCGACAAGCCGCGCACGAGCGGCGGCTTCGAACTCATGGAGTGCCACGCGGTATCGACGCGGTCCTTCACAAGACCAGGCGTGTCGATCTTTGGCAGACGCGCCCGGATGTAGATGCCCTTGCCCTTTACAGGCCGGGCCTCGAAGACTTCGCCTATGGGCGATTTCGCGTCGTGGAACCAGAGGAAGGGCTGCGGCAGCACGTACTCTGCGCCTTCAGGATCCATGACGTCACCGCCACGGTCCGGATCAGGCGTGCTGGCATAGCCTTCGATGATGCGCTGCTCAGCATCGATGGATTTGATTTCGAGCAGGGAATAGGCGCGTTCCACGTCGCCTCCAAAGGTAGAGGCACCGCGGAAAAACCGATTTGATTAGGAGGAAAAATACCGCTACCCGAGTTTACTGGTGATGATCTTTCGCACCAGCGCTGACACCGAATGATCGCTTTTGCTGGCGAGTCGCATCAGGCGGTCCGTTTCCTCCTGCGGCAGCCAGGTGCTGACGCGGACGCCTGGCTGACTCAGCCTGGGACGCCCTCGCGGACGCCGAACCGTTGCGGTCGTCGGCTGCTCCGCCATTACCGGGACCCTCCCATCACGAGGATCTTGTAGTCCGGAGTCCGTTCCTTCATCGCCATCGCGCGGGACAACGCTGTCCAGAAGGCGACAGGCCCGTCGATCTTGTTCGCGGAATCCTTACCGCCGGCCTTCCGCGGATAGATCTCGTCCTTGTGGTTGCGCTCGACCACGACATTGCTGATCATCCAGGCCATGGCCGGGTTGCCATCGTGCTCCAACCCCTTCGCGAGCACCAGGCGTTCCGTCATCTTCATGGCGGGATCCATGGTCTCAACGCTCTGGCGAACGGTGACGACGAACCGGTCAACCGCGTCGCGTCCCATTCTCGGCTCGAGCAGCGTTTTCAGCTCCTGCTGCATCTGCGCGGCGAGCGCTCGGTCGAAGTCGATCTCTTGCACCTTCTGGAGCAGATCGCAGAGTGCGAGCAGGTCCGCCTGAATCCGCGCGAAGTCGGCCTGGTCGCCGTCGGTCTCGGTGATGTAGCCCTGACGCACCCACCCGGACATCTCGGCGATCGGCGACTTGTCGACTGTGACCTTCGGCAGATAGAACTTCCCGATCGCCGCGTAGCGATCAGGCCCCAGCTGGAACACCGCCACGATCGCCGCGATGTCTCGGACCTCCGCCAGGTCCACGCCGATCCAGCACGGGAATGACTTCAGCATCTCGAGCGTCAGCCCCTCCTTCGTGCACGTCTGCCAGAGGCTACCGGACATCCACGCGGATTCGGTGCGCAGCCACACGTTGAAGTGCTTGGTCAGCTTGTCGTTTAGGTCGGCCTGCGAGTGCCACGCCGCCTGCACCTTCCGCGCGAGATCGTCCGGATCGACGCTGACGCCGTAGTTCGGATTGGCTTTGCGCGCGATCTCGGGCAGCCGGTAGTCGTCGCCGGCGTCGATCGTGTAGTTGATGCCGAAGAACGCTTCGTCACGAAAGACCCCGTCCAGCACCTTCTCGAGGTAGGCAAGCTTTTGATGACACACGCCGCCGATGTCGATGCCCGCGGTGCTGATGGCGAAGATCAGCGGCTGTCGGCGCGCGCCGGTCGCCGTGTCGAGGACGTTCCAGACCGCCGCCGTCCGGTGCGCGTGGAGCTCGTCGATCACGGCGAGCGAGACGTTGAGCGAATCCAGCGTGCTGGCATCCGCCGACAGCGGCGCGAACTTACTGCCGTTCGCCGGCACGCTGAGCGTCTTCGTGGTCTCCGATCCCATCCGGACGCCGAAGTGCGCTCGAAAGCCGTGCGACCGGCGCGCCATCTCCCAGGCGATCTCAGCAACCGTCTTCGCCTGGTCGCGCGTTGTCGCCGCGGAATAGCACTCGGCGCCCGACTCGCCGTCGGCGACGAGCATGTAGAGCGCGATGACGGCGGCCAGCGTCGACTTCGCGTTCTTCCGCGGGATCATGCAGAGCGCGACACGGAACCTCCTGAGCCCTTCTCGGCTACGCCCCTCGGGATCGACGCTTCCTGCCGCGTGCTTCCACCCGAAGATCGTGGTGAGGATCCAGCACTGCCACGGTTCCAGCACGATCGTGTTCCAGTGCTGGCGGCCGGCCACGTCGGTCGCGACGATGAACGCCTTCGGACCCTTCACGTGCGGCAGCATCTCGGCCATCTGGCAGATCCGCCGCCCCGCGTCCGCGTCGAACCGGTAGGGGAATGCCGGGGAGTCCTGACGATCGAGATCAGCTCGGTTCCGCGCGCAGGCGAGCTTCACCCACCGGCACGCCGGAATCGCACCGGACAGCACGCCGGCTTGATACTGTCCCGCCAGGGCGATGTAGTCCTTCATCCTTTCGGCCCGAACGCGGCCCCCCACTCATTGGCACCATGCATCGGCGCCGGCGTCTCAGCGGTGGCCGGCTTGCCGAACGCCGACAACTTGAAGTCCTTCAGCGACGCGCTCAGCTGCGACGCCTGGCCGCGCCGCTCGCGAAGATAGGGCAGCGAATCCTGCGTCCCGATCCCGAGCAGCGCGATCCGCTTGTCGAGCTCCTGCACGATCGACATCCGAATGCACATCTCGCGGAAGCCTGGCTCGGTGGCTGGGGTCAGCGTGCGCTCCTCGAGCGCCTGCGGGGCCCAGGCCCGCCAGCAGACCTTGGCGCCGTCCGATAGATCG